GGCTCGTTTGGATGCTCAATAACCTTCGGTGCCTTCTTGCTTTCTCTTTTCATACTATACCCCTTACGGTGTATTTGCTTGTCCACCCATACCTGAATGATTTGAGCAGTAATAATATAAAGTCGGTGCAGAAGCAGCTACTACTATTTGCGTGTATGCCCCAGCACTTCCGGGTGATCCTACGTAAGTAACCCCTGTTGTGTATTCTGTCCCACCACCATGTGTGCCATCAGATGTAGTGGAAAACTTCAAAGGATGCCCTGAATTCGAGCTGTCACTTTGATCTAATCTATAGGTGCTACCTTCGCTAAGGTTTATCGTGGCCTGTAACACACCATCTATGTAGTATCTATTGCCCACACCGGGGTTAGCGACAGTTACTGCAAAAGAAGTAAAACTTGATATAGATACTGTTCCTACTCCTCCTGTCGCACTTACACTTCCGCTTGGCTGTATAACATTGCCGTCTTCAGCCCCTATTATTACAACCTCTCCTACATGTCCAAACGCACTCATATTATTTGCGTCGGCTGGTTGTATATGTGCCCTACTAGCCGGAAGCTCCGCGAAGTCTGGTCTTGGGTTACGTATCGCTTGCGGGTCATCTACTGGGAACTCACCCAACCTGTTCTGCGGATGATCTGGGTTCCAGCATTCTGGACACGCTTTTAGCTCTGTAACCTTATTCTTTTTAACTAAGTTTCTAAGCTCTCTAAGTTCGTACTGAAATCCACATATGTCGCATATAGCAAGAGCTTTAGCGCCTGAAGCAAACCTTTGGCTCATAGCTACCTCACGCCATACATTCGCGGTACTAAACTAATAGAAGCTTTTTCTCTGTCCTCTTGTGCAGCTAAGTCAAACTGTCTTTCATATTCTGTTTGCAGCATTGGTACACGAGGTGCCAATTCTGGGTCTTTCTGCGCTATATAATACGCAAGCCCTGCAACTAGGCAGGGGAGGAATCTGAAGTTCACATCGGGTGTCTCTACACCGCTTCCCGCATCTTGAATACGGCGCATACGCCAATAAGTCAGTACATACGTGCTTGACGCATCAGGAACAGGCCACACAGTCGCCGTAGGGTTAGCCTGCCCACGGTCTATATAAAGCTGTATCGGACGACCACGGCTTAACTTGTTAGGGATACTAGCGTAGGTAGAAACGCTTATTCTGGAAATATTAAGATCAGACTGAGTAGACACATTGCCGCTACCAGTGCGTATAACATGCTCAAGCAAATCAATCGTATCAGCCGGTAAAGCATACGTCGCAGTACCTTCAGTGAGGTTGACAGTGCCTTCCTCAATCGTCCACATATTGATGCCCCGGTTCTGCCACTCAATAGTGAGTAGGTTCATTGATCTACGTGCAGTACGCAGGTCATAACCCGAACGCATCTCACGGCCAGCACGTTCCCACGCTTCTTCAGCGATCTCCGTGAAGTCCATATTGAATGTGGCAGTACCGGAAGTAGTCATTGTTTAACGCCTTGAAGTCTTCTTCTTAGCTTTCTTCTTTTTCGCCATAGCCTTCTTAGCCATGCCGCCTTTACGCATCTTAGTCATGCCTACGCCGCCACCGCCGCGCATTGCTCGCATACCTTTTTTAACACCTGCTTTTTTAGCACCGGGCATCTTGCAGTCTCCTATAAAAGTTTGTACGTAGTTCGTACATGTCAGCTACATCGTATTCTTGGAAATACTTATCGTAATAACCAAGAGGTCTTAACTTCTCTGCGGCTTTCTCTAACTTAGATAACCGCTGCACAAACAACAGTGCGTATGCTGTATCTGTCTCACCCTCAAACGTACCATCGTCTATCAATTCGTTTGCTTCATCTTCGGGGTGAAAGCCCATAACCCATAAATCTCTATCTCTAAATACGTTGTTGGCTATCGCCTCGTTAACGTGATCGACAAACTGATGAAACTCTTCTGGGTCTTCTATAAATGCTGTATCAGCTATGATTACTAAATCTTTTGAGTCGCTCCAGTTATGCAGCGCCATGTACAGTCTTTTGTAATCTTCTTCCTCAAACTTAAATACTATATCTACTTTCTTTTCCTGCCATGCTGCCTTTGCATAGGGACATGGAGGTAAGTTGTTGAATTCTGTACTATTTACTTCTAATGCTTGTTTTGACCAATCCTTTATTTCTTTGATTATGTCGTTGCGCTCAGTCCAAGTAATCATTTCTTTTTCTTAGCAACCTTCTTCTTTCGACGCGCCGCTTCCACTCTCCTTGGCTTGCCCGCAGGTTGTCCTAATCTTTTCTTCTGAGCTATCCTTTTCTTCTTCTCTGCTGCGGTCATCTCACCAGAGGTTTTGGGGGTCTTACTGGAAACTCGTTTGGTGGGTCTACAGTAAGGTGTGCCCCTCTTTTCACCTTCTTTGCGTCCGCAGGCTTTTCCCGTGCGAACGTCCTTCCAATCTTCTTTGAACCAGCGTTTTAACGCTGCGCCTTTCTTTGTTTTACGAACGGCCACGGGACTTATTACCCCAATTCTTGGCACCGACTTTACGGCACTTGGCTATGGCACCAGACGCATACGCAGAAGGAAATACCTTATAACGTGCCTTTACTTTGTGATAACACGCGTCTTTGGTAGAACCACCTTTTTTAAAGCTGATGGGCTTCATTTTGCCCATCCCTCTGCACTTCATCATGCTCGTGTACGCCCACGTTGCGCTATGCCATCACGAGGGCATTTCTTCATGCCTTTGACGTTACCGCCCTCAGCCATGTAGCCCATCTTGTTCCGTACAGGCTCAGGTAGCTTTGCCAGACCGGGGTTATCTTTAGGTACTTCTTTCATTAGACCACCTCCTGCAAAACGGCCTTTGTCGGCCTTCATATACTCACGTCCCACACTCTGTGGAACCCCTGCTTCTCTGGCAAACTCCGGGTTATTAGCCACCGCTGCCATGAACTTGTGCTGCTTTTTGGACTTACTGGGCACTAGCACTTCCACCGTTTTCTAGCTTGCCTCAGCCTAGAATTAGGGTTTTTAGCTGCTTTTGGAAACTTTTTCATTTGTCCCGCAGAACGCGCACAAAAAGACTTGCGGCGCTTTGCAGCTTTACTACCCTTCTTCACTTTACCAGTGACGGCTGTCTGTAGCTTAGAGCCGGGGTTATCCCTACGATATTTAGCCACACCCTTCTTGGTCATACCTGCGCCAGCCTTAGTTGGACGCTTATGACCACCTTTAATGGTGTGGCCTTTCATAGTTCCCTTTTTCTTAGCCACAGAACACCGTCGCGTTAGTGATGTTGGTCAAAGTAAGTATCGCAAAGTCACTACTACTATTACTGCGCTGTGTAAGAATCCCCTCATCAGGAATAGTTACACTGTCAGCAAAAGACGCTGCCGAAGTCGGCGTGTCAATCTGAAGCAGCAAAGTTCCGCTCGTGCTGTTTAAGTTAAACTTCAACGATCCCGCAGAACCTGCGCCTACATAGTAAACACTCTTGATTCTGGTACGCCCGAAGGCCAAAGAACCTGTAGTGCCTATACTCACGTTACCCGCAGAAGCCCCACTGGCAGCGATATTGCTCACCGAAGTATAAAAGTTAGTAGATGACGCTGTACTTGCGTTAGCACCTGTAACAACTTCAGTGACAGACTCGCCTGTAAGACTGCCGACTTTGATTCCTGTGATGGTAAAAGTTATACCTCTATCGTCACCCGCAGAGGTAAACAACAGCTTATAACCAGTACCAAAAGGACTAACATCATTAGTGAGTAGTGTTATATCTCCGGCACCAGAAATAGACCCTGCTGTTTTTAGCAAAGTAGCACTGGTAGACGGAGTAATGGCGAAAATATCACCTCTGGACATAATCTACTCCTTAATTTCACCGCGCAAAACGGCAGCTTTATGCTCGGCAGTACCGGGCACAAGGCTACCTGAAGCAGCTTTTTTAGGGGCTGCTTTCTTTTTTGCGGGGGCTTTCTTTTTAGCCGTAGTCATAATTGCCCCCTATTAACGAGTCTGAGATGCCATCATGTAATCAAGAACAGTGGCACGAGTACCTGAAGCACTACCAGATAAACTCATAGCTGCAATAGTCAGATTCTCATCGTCAGGGATATTGGTGGAATGAGTGGCTACCAACTTGTCGTTAATAAAGAACTTAACAGTGCCTGTACCCTCTACAGCAATACCTAGCTTAACGTAGGTATCATCGGCTAAATCAATACCTGAATCAGTAGTGGTGGCTGTTCCATCTTTTTCGGTGATGCAGTTAATAGAAGCATCGCCATCGTCTACTTGGAATACAATGCGATCTGCCGCAGTAAGCATAGCTTCTGGGTTTGTCGCAAAGTTAACAGTCAAGCCAACACAAATGTCAGTCTGGTCTGCATCGTTGTTCTTCAGACGAGTCTGGAAAAAGAGGTTTTTGTTGGCATCTACCGAAAAAGTCTCATTCTTCTGGATAGAAGCACCGTCATTATCAGTAGTGGCAGTAGAAGTAAGGGTCAGCTCCCCACCTACGGTATCTGCAACAATAGCTACAGAAGCACCACTGTCTTTAACGACAGTCCAATCGTTAGTGGTATCAACCGCTACGCCAAGGAAATCGTCAATATAAGTGAAGTAATCAGGATTGATTGCAATGGGCTGCTCCAGTAGGTCTTTATAACCGGACGCATAGCCGCTGTACAACACGGGGGTATTGTGATGAGTAGCCATATGTGTCTCCTGTCGTGGCTAAAGTCTGCCGCCTCCCCAATGGAGCGCAGTCAGGATGAGTTTATAGTATATCAAAGAAAAGGGGGCAACAAGTGCCCCCCTCTCAGTCCAGCTTTTAGCTAGCTCCGGGTGAACCGAAGATACCCAGTGGGTCAGATACGCCGAAGCTGTATCGCTCACGAGCCTTATATCGGCTGTTGCCTGTGTCAAAGTCTGCATCCATGCTGGTCTGCATAGGAGTACGGACAAAGTGCTTCAGGCCATTTGGAACGTCAGTCAACAAGAACCAAGCGTTGGTATCAGTCAGATAATGGTTAACACTGTAACCTTCTGGGATTGAACCATTGTTACGCAGGGCGTTGATGTCGTTATCAGCGGTGTTCACACGAAGTTCAGACTCCAGCAAACGAGTTGCCACAAACTGAAGATCGGCTGGAACAACCAGCTTACGAGGCTTCGCTGCAATCAGCAGTCCACGCTCATCAGTCCAACCAGCAATCTGAATGACAGCAGCTTCCAGAGAAGTCTCATTCAAATCAGCACCAGTTGAAGGCTCGTTAGAGTTGGTACCACCAGACACCAGAGGGTGTGCAGTAGAACACAGCTCTACACCATCGCCGTAGGTTACTGTGCTATCGAACGCATTGTTCAGAATAGCGGCAGCTTTTACCTGCTTGGTGTAAGCCATAGCGCGTGCAAGTGCCTTGGTATAACGAGCAGACAGGGAATCATACAGGTTGTCCTCAATAGCCTCTTCGGTTACTGAGAAGCCCATAGAAATTGTCTCGTGGTTATACCGAGCAGTAAACGCTTCTTGGGCGTTGTCATACGCAATAGCAGCGCCTTCGTTCTTGACGGGGGCGGCACCGAAGCCAGACAACTTGGTTTCTTCTTCAAAAGAACGCTCTGAGCTTTCAGTCTCGAAAATCTCAGCGTGCTCTTCACCATACTTTTCATACTCCAACCCGAAGAGGGCATTTAGACCCGGTAGGAGTTCTTTGAGTAGTTGCGCTCTTGAAATAGCCATGTCTCAATACTCTCCTTAAATACCGGTCTTATTGGTGTATGAATGCGCGTCAGGATTGAACTTAACGATCAAATCCGTAGCAGCGTCACCAATTTCGGATTCTGGCCCATCTACAAAATCAACGATTCTGAAGGCAAAACCAGAGGTTGTAGCGGTTGTAGCAGTTACCGCACTAGTGGAATTACCAGTGGTGGTGCTTCCTGTGCTAGTAGACTGTACCGCAGCTAAGTGAGTATTTTGACCCAGATCAGCTTGAGTTACAGCGCCATCGGCCTGTACTTGGAACAAACAATCTGGATCGTCAACAATATAAGCCATAGCATCAGACGCTACTGTGCCGGAAGGCCAGCTTTGTCGGAATACTTTTTGGCTGTTATTGGGGTCAGTATAGGTGCAGCCGACAAAAACGCCGATTGTACCTGCTGGAAATGGAGTTGAATTGTCTCCATTTGTAGTCAC